TTACTTACTTTGCTTAAGTATACGAAAAAGGGCGATTCTTCTGGTGAGAGGTCTGCTACTCTGTCTCCAAAGTTATATAACCGTCTAACGTCAGGCGTAGTACCATGAGCACTTGCGTGACTATTTGACGAAGCTTGGACGACATCCGTAGTTTTTACTCCACCTTGAGTAATTGCCATTTTACACTCCTTTGTTGTTTAAGATTTACGGTAATCTTCCATGAACATTTGCTCCCATAATTCCATCCCAAGCTGAATCTTCTTCATTCTTAGGTCGCATACGAGGGTCTTGCCCTTGTATCGCTCCTGGACTTGGGGGAGCTTTTTTGGAAGCTCTTACCGCTTCAAGTGAGTCGTAAACGTCTTGAGATGCTTTTTTACCGTTGACATCCTGCCAAAGCTTTACAAGATTATCCAAACCAACATTTTCTTTTGGCTGGGTAACAAATTGTAAGAATTCTTTAACATCTTCATCGGGCATCTTATGCACGTTCTTTAACTCATTTATTGTGTTATTCAAGGCAATATTCTCATTCATTTGAGACATATGGCCTTCAATAGCACGTGACACCGACTGATTCTCCTGAGATACTCTCATTTGATAAGACGGCGAATCCGGCTTGTAATAGGCATCCCAAGGATTAAATTCCTCCTCGGATACTTGAGGTACTTGTTCTTTCTGCTGATTAACAGTTGCGGCCTGAGCGTTCTGTTGCATCTCCACTGCAGTTCCAAGGGCATCTTCCAGCTTTGTCAAGTTCGTCTGTGACTTATCGTATAACGACTGCCACTTCTTACTTTCCAATTCCCAATCTACGTGTGAAGTCTCAGATTGCATCTCAGGTTGAGGGACACCTTCGTATCCTTCCTCAGTAAATGCACTATTATCCTCAGCAAAAGGATTAGTTTCCTCAGTCCCAGCTACAACGTCTTGTACAACGCCCTCGCTAGTATTTGCTTCAGCTATATAATCTTCCATGATTTTCCTTTCTACGATGTTTCGATGTCTTCAGGAGCAGAACCAACACCCTCTTCCATATTTTCTATGACGGGTCTTAATTTCTCCAACTCGAACTTCACCGTGTCGGCAAACTTATTTGTTTGCACTTTCTTTTCTGCTTTAGCGTCCGCTCGTACTTCCGAAAGGTCTCGTTTGAATTTCTCAACCGCAACCCTCTTCTTGTCTTGAACAGACTCCCTTTGTGCCGTTTGCAAGTCTCCTCGCAATTCTTTGACTTGTTGTTGCAACTGTTGATTAGCCTGTTGCAACTGAGCAATCTCACTCATTCTTGATAAAATACTTTCTTTGTCGAATATTTCTGGATTCTTCTTCAATACCTCTGTTCTGTCCACCAATCCAGCCTGATAGGCTTCAAAGTAGACACCATACTCAGCCCATTTACTTGTTGGTAAGGTAGACCCCGCTTCTATTCTAATGTCATGTTGTCCAATATTGTTCCTGTCTTTTACAATATCAATAACCGTAGGATTCATATCGGTATACAAAGTATTCACAGAAACTTCGTTTATATTATTATTCGGTTGTATCAATCTGAACATTTTTTGGAAAGTATAATGTCCTTTAGATACTGAGTACAACAATCTTCCGATAATATTGATTGCGAACTCAATATCTCTTAATTTCGATTTTGGACGTTCAGAACCAAGCATCATCATACGCTCAGTACCCCTAACTGTGTCAGGAGCCTTCTCAGCAAATCCATGCATCATCTCTGGCAGTCCAAATATAAAATCTATATAAAACTCTGCTTGTTCAATCAGTCGATAGAACTCAGCCGCAAGTGGTGTCGGAGCTGGATAATGTGGTTCTCCCTGAGATGTATCAACCTCGATAACTGCATTTGGATTTGCCCAATCTCTTTCAAGTTGGTCTAACCCATTGACAGCACTTCCCAAAGGAACTAAAAGTTTTAATCCAGCAGAAGCTTGAGCGTGAGACAATGCAAGAGACCAAAGTTTATTGAGGAGTCTTTGCATTGGGCGTGTTCTGGATACATCCGATTTGGGATACGGAGTTCCCGACCAAATATTCGGTAAGGGTACAACAGGGTACACATCAGTATTGAGAACAGATTCGTATAACAAAACCTCACCAACGGTCGCAACTATGCCTATTCTTGTCTGCAAGACCTCCTCAAAGCTCATGAGTCCACGCTCAAACACTCCCGGATTTTCTTCTAAAAATGCAGCAAATTCCTGTTCATTCAGAATCATCTCTTCCCCACTTCGGGAATCAACAACCCTATAGAACGGAACTTTAGTTTTATAAAATCTTTCTAATATTTGATATTTTTCATGATTAAAATGGTCTAAGTCCTTAGCCTCAGCCGGTGTCTTAATAACCATGCTATTTTTGTTTTGAGCATTTGGATAATCTTCTTCTGAATAAGTAGAAATATCCTCAATGATTCCAGGAATAACCTCCCCGGTCTCTTCATCCATCTGAGCTCCTAAAAATGAATAAAGATTGACAATCTGTTCACCAGTCAGAATTGTCGATAGGATAATTGAATCAGCATCCTGAAAAAACCTATCACGAGATGATGGTGGTACATAAACACGAAATGGATTGACTGAAGTAAACTTAACTTCACCTTTACCAAAATCAGCCTCATGGTCGATGTAAACATATAAATATCCCAGCCCCGTCACAGCATAATCATGGATAGCATCCTTCATGTGAACATCGCCATTAGATATTTGCCATACATACCCAAGTATCGTTCTCCAAGCAGACGCGACCTTTGTATCAGAGTCCTCTCTTGGGACAGCAGTAAACACGGGAGGTTTGGCTGTTAATACACTTTTGAGCTTCTCAATAGCCGGAGATATTCTATCCATAGGCACATCAGCCTGATTTCGAGATTGCATCTCCTCAGACTCGGCATTGGTAAAATGATTGCCATGATAAAAATCAATATCATTACGAGCCTCAATTTCCCAGTCGGCTCTGGCATCACGCCATCTTCGATGTAGCTCTTGATTCTCCTTAGCTAAAGGATGTTGTTCTATTGCCATAATTAATGTGACCCAGGTTTTAGCACTAAATTAAATATAAATAGCATAATTTCAAAGAAAAAAACGCAAAAATCGGCCAAAAGTTCCAAATTATCGTCTAGCACCCGTCATCCAGTTGTAATATCCCCTTAATTTGCCACTCTTTTTCTTACCAGCTCTCATCTCACCAACAGATATAGATGTACTAATTGGAGCTTTAGAATAGTAGTCTGCATAGTACAATCCGTCCATAAGGTCATCATTCTTAGGTACGGGATGTTCAAACATCTCATCTACCAAATCAGTCATTTCCCTACGAATATATAATTTTTTACTATTTACAATCGGGCCTAGTGATGTTTCGAGTCTATCTGCCTTTTTAATTCCTGCGGGTGGTTTAACACCTTTAAATATTCCAGGTATAAGTCTTCTATCTTCAGAAGCCATTCTTGTCACCATATCTCTGACCATCTCCTGTGCAGCTACGGTTTCAATGGTAACTCTTCTAACGGGACTGTACTTTCTAGCCATTTCTATAATCTTTTCAGGTAAATCGAATGTTGGTATTCTTTCACGGTAATATTCCAATACATACCGATTTTTATTTGCATCTACTCCAATAACCATTATTACTTGAAAATCTGATTTCTGTGTCGCTGTAGCCGCTATGTCGACACCGATATAAACATTGATTGGAATAGCTTCATTTCGTATTACCAAATAGGTATAGTTATCAACAACCTTAAAAGCCCCATCATGGTACTGTATCCTATCTGTTTTGAACGCTGCGGATGATAAATCACGGGCATCATTCATATATTCCTGAGCGAACTTATTAACAAGGCCAGCTTCAATAAACTCACGTTTCTTAGAATCTAACTTCGATACTGGAAACTGCTCAGGCCATATTGATTTTCCATCTTGAATAGCTCTATAGAATGTAACATCCCACGGGTATTTACGATTCTCCCGCTCAGCCAATCTACTTCCATCAACAACCATTTGAAGAAAACTATCATAGTGAACAATAGTACCGCAGAGCCATATCCATCCTTCACGACCAGGAGACTCCTCTAATGCAGGGAACACCGTAGATACAATCCATTTTTTGATTTCATCCCGTCTTTCGGGTGTTTTGGTATTTAATTCAGATTCGAAGTCATCCAATACAATACCAGTATAACGAACATCAATCTCAGTCCTACCACGAAGTCTCTGAGAAGTACCCTTTGCAATCAGCCTGTCCCCTTTTGTGGTAACAATATCTTTTTCAGTCCACCTATTACCAACTGAATCACCAGCCAGGTTCCCAAAGTAATATCTTATGGATTCATTATATTCTAAATGGCTCTTAACATATTTAAGATGGTCAATAGCCTGTCCTTGTTCTTCCGCTACCCAGGCAATGAATTGTCTTTCTCCCTTCGGAGCGAAGCAAATCTTGTGTAAAATAGCAGCCTTCGATAGAATGGACTTCCCAAAGCCCCTCGGTAGAATATTGCATATACGGGCACCAGGACGAGTGTCAATAAGTTTTTGAGCCACTTCTTCATGAAAGGTGGGAGAACTGCTCTTATTAAGAAAATCGGCAGGTAGAAAAGCCCTGCCAAAATAAAGAAGGTCACTATAAGAACGCGCAAGAACATCATCCTTCTCCTTGACATCTGATAATATATTGATTTTGTCGTTGTCCATTGATATTATTATAAAATCTAAGCATACCCCTTTATATCTGAATAAATATCTAAATCACCAATATCCAAAAGATTATCATCGTAATCGTATAAAGATGTACATTCTGGGCAAACCCATCCAGATACAGATTCAAATATGTCCATCATAACCACCTTTTGACTATCAATCAGATGATTATCACAAACAAGGCATGAACTAAGTTCACTATGTATTCCTATATCACTTAGGGTTAGGTTTGTCATCGATTCTTTTTTCAGCATGAGCCAGCACCTTTACATTATCGGAACTGATTCGTTTTAACTGTTCTTCACTAAATCCTTGAAATACTGTCAATGACTCCGTTTTCTTATCATTCGGGAACATTCCAGCTATTTTCATCATCAATTCAATCGCTCTTAACTTATCCCCATCCTTACCATCGCTATTATCAATAATGTTCTTTGTCATCTCAAGTAAGTAATGTTTAGACGCTCCAATTTCGCTTAAGATAATTTCTATTTCTTCAGTAACCAATTTCTGAATCCTTTCAGTCTTTAATAGTCCTCTGGCTGTTTCCTTAGCATATGGCCTATTATTTGTTGGGAAAACACGTAAATATGCTTCCGTAGGGCTCATTCCCTTAGCAATGTATTTTGCAAAGACGAACTCCTTATTCGTAGGCTCTTTACGCTCTTTCCTAAGTTTCTTAGCAAATTTCTTATTTGAGAACGAATATATGTTCTTTGGGGGTATACCTCCCATATCAACATTAGGATTTATCGTATATGTCCCCAATATCGTTCTTACATAGTCCATTGACGCTCCTCTCTGAGTTTTCATGGTACTACGTCTCAAAATCTTACAAACCTGTAAATCATCCGTAATAACCCATTCTCCCTCCTGACCACTCCTCCAATCAGACACCAATGACACATCTGGGTAGAAATTACGAAATTCATCTACATTTTCGTACAGAACTTCAGATTTACGAGAAATCATCTTTGTTCTCATCTACACTACTCCCAACCTGTTGACTGTGTAGTCCCGTGACCACCCCTCCGAGTGTAGATAAGTAAGGAAACAGTAATCATAGTAACTCCTACTTGTTTCCATCTATCGTCTGCCCCCAGACGAAAGTCTTTCCCTTATGAATGTCAACCACATCCATTCTAAAATCTCCTGTACTAAACCAATCTATAATACCAAAACAATGGGCCCAGTTATGTAATCTACCCCTCAACCACTTATTTTGTTCCCGTGACATATCCTTTAGACAACCAAGACTCCAAGAACCAATCGTACCATTTAACTTTGTGCCGGTCATTCTTTGAATATCGTGGGTATGTCCATAAACAATATTAGCTCCATAGGTGTCTAGATGTTTCTTAGCGTGGTTAATCGTAGCGAACGCACCATGAATAAAGGTCAATTTACCTATTTTAAGGGGATAATTATACGGCAGGTACTTATACCCCCGCTTATCCCACTTACAGGCCTTCCTAAACGTATAATCCTTCATATACGGGTATCTATCAACAAAAGAGTCTAACCATTCATCGTGATTACCAGCGCATATGTATCTTTCCTTGCATTTTATCTTATCCAGCACCTTATCGAACATATCAATACCTTCATTGACTTGTTCTATTTCCTTATCAATCATAGGAAGCTGATATTCGAGCTCTGGCAATTTCTTACCCTTATATTTCCAAGCCGAGACGCTTTCCCACTCACCAACATCTCCAAGATTTATGAAAATATTGGGTTTTACAAGCTCAATGGCCTTCAAAACCACATTTACAGCTTTTTGGTCGTGCAAGGGAAAATGCTGGTCAGGTATTACAACAGCTCTTCTATGCTTTTTTGGTCTTGGCATTCTTTTTTCCATTTTTACGTTGATAAAGGACTATATTATCCCTCTTACGAGCTATTTCTGTAGCCTTTTGGTCTCTCGACATAGCGATTGCTATCTTACCTTCACTGGTTTTGAACTTATCAGCTCCCTTGCCGACAGCTTCAACCACAACAAGGTGTCTAAGACTGCAGTCACAGCACCACAAATAGAAGTAGGACTCCGCATCCACTAACATTGTTTCGTCATCGAATGTTTTTATGTGCATATATTACCTTTCAGTACAATTTTTTCAAAATACCTGCATCCACCATCAACAACACAAGGTCTACCAGCAAACTTCTTATCCAAATTCATGAATAGTTCACCATCTACCCGCTTAAACATACATCCTAAGCAGATTCCCTTGTCCCAGTTCGCACAGTGCTTCCTTGCTATAGGTATTTGACTTGCCATTTACACATCCAATTTACATTAGACTACAACGCAGAACAAGAAGTTTCCGGGTTTCTACCCTATATATAGTATATATAGTATATATATATATATTATAAGCTAAATATATAGAATCTATAAATAAATTAAACTACAACTACTATTATAAAGCCTATGCTTAAGCCTAGGCTTATAGGTTAGTGAGATTTCTGGCAAAATTTTTGGGAAAGTGGATTTATTGAATTTTATAGAATTGGAGAATTTTTCTGGAAAAACGTTGAAAATTTTATGATTATGGGTGTGGGTCTTTTATCCCCCACCCTATGTGGGGTGTCGGTTTTCCGTCGGGGATATATTACGTTGAAAACCATATAGGGGATGGGAAGTGGAGGAGAAAATCTAAAAATGATGTATAATATATATTAAGTATAGTTTCTACGGTCAGAATTTGACCGAGAATCCACTATTTCCCCCAATCCGTACAAATACATGAGACCCATCAATTCCCATCAATTGGACTCTATAACAATATATATTTAATAATTGTTTTATTTAATACTCATATGTATTATATTCTCTTGTGAATAGAAGTAATCAACAACAAACAGAAGGAAACAATCTTATGGGAAGTAAAACACTACATAAGACTCCCAAAGTTACAGA